GCGACCCAAATCGATATCGATCGATTTTTACTTTAAGAAGGGAGGTCGGCTCTAGATATGGCTGAAACCATTAAAGGTCTTAACATTAAGCTCGGTCTAGATACGACTGAACTCGAACAGAATCTCAAGAATATTACAAAAGAACTAAGGGAAGAACAAAAAGACCTAAAGTCGATTAATAATGCCCTCAAGTTCGATAGTGGTAATCTTGACCTTTGGAAAGAAAAGCAAGACAAGCTCAACTCAATTCTTGAAACCACGAAGAAGCGACTTGAAGCCCAAAATGCCAAATTAGAAGAGGCGAAGAAAGCCGTTCAAATCGGCGCGATTTCCGAGGAAGAATTTAATTCCTTGAAACGGTCGGTAAAATACACCGAAACAGACATCGCCAAACTTAATAATGAACTCCAACTTACCAAAGATAAGATTAAATCTCTAGGTTCGATTAACCTCGACCAATTAAACAAGATTGGCACAAATCTCACTAAGTATGTGACGGCACCGATAATCGGTGCTATTTCGGCATTAGGCATCTTAACCAAAAAGACGATGGAAACGGCCGATGAAATCAGTGATAATGCTGAAAAAGTTTACCTAGCCACAGAGGCCTATCAAAAGTGGGCATACGCTTTCAAAATACTTGGAGTTGAAGAAGAAACGATGAAGAAGTCCTTCATCAAACTCAATTCTCTTCTTGGTGACATTTCCCAAGGAAATGGAAGTAAATACGAAGAGAGCCTTCGCCAAATCGGGTTATCGACAGAAGCCTTGATTGGCTTATCTCCCGATGATGCTTTCAACTTGATTCGCAATTCTCTTTCAGAACTAGAAGATGAGACCTTACGAGTGGCAGTCGCCAATCAAATCTTTGGCGACAAAATCGGCGCTGAACTCGCCCAGGTGATCAGTGCCACAAGTGGCGAGATATCCTCTTTAAAAGACGAAGCGGAAGCACTAGGAATCATCTCGGAAGAAGAAACTGAGATTGCAGGAAGATTCACTGATAGTCTTGATAAACTCAAACAATCTGCTCAGTCACTGGCAATGAAACTTTCAGTTGCTTTTATTCCCGTTCTAGAAAAGATAAACGATGTCATTAAGACAAAACTCATTCCCGCGGCCAAAAACATCATTGCGTGGTGGAATAACCTTAGTTCCTCGACGAAGAAGATTACTGGTGTTCTCATCGGCGTACTAGCGGCCATTGGACCAGTGCTCGTTGCCGTCGCCAAAGCGATCCCGTTTATCTCTAAAATGAAAACGGCATTATCTAGTCTAAAACTTGGAAGTCTCATTCAAGGTCTAAGCCTAGGAAAAGTGGCCATCATCGCTTTGGTGGCAGCCCTCGCTCTTTTGCTATTAAAAAACGAACGATTCCAGGCACTATTAAAAAGTCTATTCGAGACTCTTCAAAAGGTTCTAGAACCGATTGGGGAACTCATTGGAAAACTCGTCTCGGCACTTTCTCCTTTACTTGAAACCATTACAAGCGCATTAACTCTAATCATTGATGCCCTCGTCGGCCTTTTGGAAAGAGTCCTCCCTCCGCTTATATCGATCATTGAAGTGGTGGTCGAAGTCATCAAAGTCGTTCTAGATGTCGTCATCGACTTAATAAATAAGATTCTTCCACCTTTAATCAGCATCATTAATCTGATCATCGAAATCATCATTTCCCTTATTCCCATCGTCAAACTCATCATCGATATTGTGGGGAACATTCTTAGAAAAGCATTGAGCGTCATTTTAAGCATTCTTGAACCGATTAAAACGATACTGACTCTCCTCGTCAATGTTATTGGAGTTCTCTTTAATGCTTTATCCAAGATTATCAATGCCATCCTCGTGCCACTGACCAAAATCATCGAAGTGGTCTTTTCGCTATTAAATATCGTAGCGGATGTATTGATAAGCATCATCGATATCGTCGTGGCAATTTTGATTCCAGTCCTTAATATCATCATCGCCATATTAGACCCGATACTTTCGCTTATTGGCACATTGGCTAACGCCATCGGAGTATTGATGGAAGTCCTCGCTCCACTGATCGATCTATTTTTAGCACCTCTTATCCTCCAACTTGACTTTATCAAGTTACTGCTTGAAGCATTCGCCCCCTTACTTATCATCATGGGCGATGTTATCAGTGCGATTTTAGTTCCGGCCATTGAAGTACTGACGACTGTCCTTGAACCCGTTCTCTGGTTACTCGAACAAATTATCAATGCCATCAGTTGGATCATCGATAACATCAGCAAAGCCTTTAGGGGCATCGGCGATTTCTTCAAGGGCGTTAAGAATTTCTTCGGCGATTTATTCTCCGGAAATCTTTTCCAATCTAACAAAAGCGAAACTAAGAATGCCTACACGACAAATAACGTCGTCGTTAACACTTCAAGCAGTAGCTTTGATATCGAATCCATCAATAAAGCTTTAGGAGGAGCTTACTGATGCGCTCCCTAAGAATCATCAATGAATATGGCCAGAGCATTGAACTCACTGGCAAAGTCCTAATTAACGGCATCGAAGGACTGGGTATCACAAGGGAAAACGAGTACCTAGCGTTTCGTGATCGCTATTCGTTAGCAAGAATCAAACATGGACTTGGAGATATTACGCTTGGGATCGTCTTTCTAGAAGGTTATAGCGGATATAAAGACTTTGTCCTTTTCATCTCACGTGCGATCAAACTATTCCTTGAGTATAAGACGAACGAAACCTATCTCTGTAAAATAGCCTTTAAAGAAATCACCAAAGGTGAGATATCGTTTGGAAGTATTCAAAGCAACCTCATCATCGTGAAGTTATCCCCTTGGTATCGTAGTAGCGAATTTGTGCTCGAAGTGTCGACAACCGAATCCGCCAAAGAGTTTCCTTATGTCTATAACTACACCTATGGCGCTAACGCTAACGGATCTATGCAGATTACAAATAGTGGCGACTCCGATGCCTATCTAAGTCTAAAGATTATTGGAAGAATGAAAAACCCATATGTCATCATCAATAAAAATGGGGAAACGATAGGAACGTTCAGATTGTTTTATGAAGGCGAAGATATTGTCTCCATGTCGAGCATTCCCGATGACGAATATATCAAAGTTGCTGATGTAAATGCCTACCAACTTCAAGATTTTACTTGTAAGAATTTTCTTACCATCCCCAAAGGTGAATCGGAAATCGTCTTCTATCCCGGAACGAGTGATCCGGCGACTTGCTATCTAAAAATTGAAGAAAGTTTTGAAGGTGTCTAGCTATGAACCTACTTATCTATAGTCGCCTTGATTTCACCTTTAAAGCCAATCTCCCAATTGAATCCTTTGAGATTGTGTTAGATACCATCATCAATAGCGAGTCATCTTTCGTAATCAGCGGTAGCGGTGGGCAAACCGCTCAAGAAGATATCGCCATCTTGCATGAGCGTAGTTTCTTTTATATCGGAATCGTGAAAAAAATAAGTGCTGAAGGAATCAAAACGAAGATTAACACGACTCACTTCAATAGCGTTCTTGAAACCGAATACCTCACGGTCAATTACCCTTTGGGGAATCTAGGAGAACATATAAAATCGTTGATTACGAATAATCTCATATCTAGCCCTGATTCAACCCAGAATATGACCTATCTTCAGGTGCGAAATGAAAGTGTTGCCCAGGGAACAATCAGCGTCACAAAAACAGAAGTCAAAACCATCGCTCATTTGATTAGCGAACTCAATGCGACAAATGGCTTAAGAGTTGAAACTAGACTCGGTATTGTAAGCGGGGAAATCACCCATCTAAAAATGGTGATTCTCGATGCTGTAACGACGATGAAACTCCGTTATGATCTAGCCTTACTTCGCAATCTATCCATCAATGAAGACGGGAACATCCCAATCAATAAAGCGATCCTTTATGGCGAAAGTTTAACGACACTAACCTATTACCTTCTAAGTGATGGAAGTGTTAGTACGAATGCGAGTCATCCGTTACGAATAACACCGGTCAAATATTCGTATATCGAATATCAAAGCGGCGATGATCCATTAATGTTCGCTAAACAAGCATTAATAAAAGATAAGTTCCTTCATGCCATCACCTTTGATGTATCGATGGACAATCAGATATTTATCCCATTTACGAACATCGCCCTCGGTGATCAGGTCGAATTCATTACAAAGTCAAAAACAATCCCATCTATTCTCAGTCAAATAGCGTTCAAGGGAACCCTTAAGGAATGCTCGATAATCCTCGGAGAACATCGAATGAAACTGACTGAGAAATTGAAAATGATAGAAAGAAGGAAATAACATGGCCATACGCAAAATAACATTTGATGGAAGTCAAGTCTCATCTAAAGATGATGCTGATTTCTATTATCATCTGCTCGATCTAACTGCCGCTGGAGTCGTCAAAGGACTCTATAACGACTGCACAGTTACAGCCGGCAATAATCTTTTGACGGTCGCTAAAGGTGTAGTGGCAGTTTATGGTCGTCTCATACTCGTTGAATCCAATAGCCAGGTAGCTATCATTCTCGATTCAGTGAAATATGGATATCTAGTTCTAAAGGTCGATCTAGCAACGAATGTCGTCACCCTTTATGCCAAAGAAGGGACATCAACTTATCCCACCCTCACGCAGAACAATTTACATAACACAACAGGGATTTATGAACTACCTCTTGCTAGATATCAAAAGACGGCAACCTC